ATAGTTGCCCATCCTACATTTGAGTTTTCAACAACTAATAATGCACTATTATATTGAGTTGCCAATCCAACTAAAAAATTTCCAAAATCTTTAGTTTCCATTTTACCTCTATATTCTGCAACTTGAGAACTATCTTCTATATCAATTACTTGTGCAGTAGAATAATCCGAACCATCACCACGTGCAACGTCGGCCACTACCATATATGCTCTATTATAATTTGGATGTTCCCAAACCCATAGATTACCATCGTGTCCACCTTTGGTTACAGGCTCTTGTACATATGTTTCTTTATACCACATTAATAAATTTGTATCAAAAACCGTATCACCAGAACCAACAAAATCACAATCACATTCCTGTGCTGCACCTTTTATTCCTAAAATTCTTGTTTGTTCATCTCTCCACGCTTGATTTCTTTCAGGGTGAACAGTCCAATGTAGTTTAATACAATTAAATCCATTTGCACCACTTTCACCTTCTACCCACATTTTATGAAACCAGTTACCCACACCATTTGGAGTAGATAATACAATTGCATTACCACCGGTTGATAGGGTTGATTGTGCTGACAACCAAATTTCATCAATATCTCTAATGAATGCAGCTTCATCTACAACTAACAATGATAAGGCTTCCGAACGACCTGCATCTGGAGAACTTGCGATTGCTTTTACTTGTGAACCATTTTTTAATTTAAGTGAAAGTTTATTATCTTCAACCGAACTATTACCACCATCTCTTAACCAAACTGGAAGTAAATCATGCATTACTCTTACTTTTTCTACTAAATTTTTTGCTACAGTCACTTTAGTTGCAATTACCAATGCATTAAAATCTTCATTAAATAACATCTTCCAAAGAATAAAACCTGCTGAAAGAGTTGATAATCCTAATTGACGAGATTTTAAAATAATATTAAAACGATTATCTTTAAAATCTGTTAAGCATCCTTCCTGGAAAGGATAAAGGTGAAAGGGTATTTTTCCTCTCACCGGATGTTGAATAACACAATATTTTTTCATAAAGTAAATGGGGTCTAACGCACATTTACGATATTCTTCAAGTATTATTTCTTTTAATGTTTTCTTAGGTTGCCCTTGAACTCCCATTATTTTCTTAATTTAATTTTCCAATAAACACCTGCTCCTATATATGGTGCTAATTTACCATTAGTTCCATCGGTAGTTCTATTTGCTACTCCCAAACCTAATTGAAATATTTTATCAGATTTAGTATTGATTAACAATCCCAATCCAATGTGAGATACAACATCTGCTTTATTAAAACCACCTTCTATACCATAAAATATTTTAGTCTTAGGTAATTCTTTTACTATTGTAGTATTTTCAATTACTCGTTGTTTTACTTTTGCAGTAAATATTCTACCTTCAATTTTATTTTTAGTAATTGTATCCGTTAAGAACACATAACCTAAACTATCAGGTAAATGTAATGTATCTTTGTAAATATTTTTTGCAAAATAATCATGCAATAATGCTTGAGTGTCTACTATTACTGGAATTTGAACTTCTTTTATTGTTTCATGTACAATATCTGCACCCTGTTTCCATTGTGTTTTTGTTTTAACTACATCAATTGTATCATGTATTTCTTTAATAACTTCATATGCTTTACCCTCTACCATTATTGTTTTACCAATGTTTATTTTACCAGATTTCATCTGCCAAATAAATAATGCAATAAATGCTATTAATAAAATGTTTTTAATTGTTGAAAATTTCATAATTTTATTTTTTTATAATTTCAGGATGCCCCAATTTTGTTAGTTTATCCTCTAATGCTTTTTTTCTTTCTATTAATGCTTCAATTGCTTCACCTGCACCTTTGATATCATTTCTAACATCTTCTGCAACTTTTTCAATATCAACATCCCATGTCCATTTTTCTAATCTACCATCTTCAGTTACTAATTCAAAAGTATTAGCTAATGAAACTAAAACTTCTTCTAATCTCATTTTATCTTCAATAATCCAAGCTAATTTATTACAACTAATTTTATAATCTTCATAATAAGGCCATGTTCCATCCGCTTTTAATTCATCTTCATATTTTGCCAAACATGCAACACATTTATTTGTTTTTGCAATCATTTTTTTATCTGATTGGCTATATTTAATCGTTTTACACTCATCGTTATTACATGTTGTTAGTTTTTTTAAATATTCTCTAACATCATCTAATTGTGTAACTGCTCCTACATATCCTTCATATTGTTCCCACTCCTTACCATCTTTATCAACCCATCTATCACCAACTTGTCTATCTACTTTTACCTCACCATCATATCCAAAAACTCTTTGATTATTATCGGTTCTACCAAAAACCGTATCAATAATAATCTTACGGGATTTGTGAATTCCCTTACTTTTTTCATCAAAACTTTTTCTTTTTGCCATAGTAACTATTTATTTTTCTTTATTAATAAGTATCAAATTGAATGTTAAAGCAATTATTTCTTAATTGATTGCCTTACCATACTATCTGCGTTCTTTCTTACTTTAGTTGATTTATCATAACCTAAAGCACTTTTTAATTTAATCATTCTATCTGTATCTGGATTTTTAATTGTTTTATTTAATAATTTTTTAGGTAATTTATTAATTAAATCCTTTTCTATTGGTTTTTGTTTTTTATTATCTGTTGGTGTTGATTTTGCAGTAGTTTTGTTTTTAGCTACCTCTGCTCTTTTTGTAACTGCAACTATTTTTGCAAATACATCTTTATCAAACTTAGGATAAATTTGTTGGAATATTTTTTTCTTTTCAGATACACTAAGTAATGAACTTCCAAATGTTGCTCTTAATTGAGTTCCACTAATATTTTTACCATTTACATTTAATTGCATTTCAGGTGCTACAATAAAATATCCTTCATCACCATATCCTTTCTTTTTATCATCTGAAACTTTATTGTAATTTTTGAAATACTTACCACCTTTTTCTAATCTTTCTGCATCTTTTTGAGATACTGCTGTTACATATTTTGTATTTTTTGGTAATTTATCTAATATCTCAACAGGTGCATATGGATTTTTAACTTGCACTACTTTATTTGCAGGTATTCCAAACATCGTTGTCATAATGTTTTTCTTATCTTTAAAATCAAAAGGAGATTTAACATCATCTTTTGCATTAGAAGATGCAATATAAACATTATCTTTACCAAATTTATCTACCAATGCTTTATAGATACTATAATGTCCTGCATGAAATGGTTGGAAACGACCACTAAATATTGCTACTTCGTTTTTAGATTTTTTAACAGGTTCATTATCTGTTGTAGTTTCTTTCTTTTTAGGTTTATCAAATTTGAATGTTCCATTGATTTGATTTATAGGTGCAAATGCTCCTGTAAATTTATATGGTCTTCCATTGTATTGGAACACTACGCCCTCAGATGGAACTACTTTATCAATACCAATAGAATTTAGTCTTTCTAATTCAGTTTGTAATTTTGCTATCTTATTGGGGTCTTTACTATCTTTGATTCCTTTTATAGATGCTAATGTTTCTTTCTTCAATTCATTAGCTGCTTTTGGATTGTTAGATGATAAGAAATTACTTACTCTTTTTAAAACTTCTGCACCTGAATTAAGGAATGTCATTTCAATTGGATTAATCATTTGTTTTTGTGATTTTGCCAATTGATTTGTTTCAAAATTTTTAAACCATTGTTGTTGTTTTGGATTTTTAAAATCTTTTACACCAAATGATTTATCACCATCTGCAAATCTTCTTATTAAACCAAGAGCTTGTTGTGTTGTGAATTTTAATCCATTTTCCTTTTCTTGTTTATATACTTCATCATGCCACCATTCTCTTCTATAATCTCCTAATTTACTATTATCCGTTAATTTATATTTTTTTTGAACTTTAGTTAATTGATTTGAATATTCTTTTGCTTTTTGTGCATATTCTTTTGTATCAGCATCATTAAACACAATTTCTCTTGGGCCTTCAATGCCAAATGTTTTTTGTTTATCTGCTCCAACCTTTTGAACGGCTTGTGCAAATGTTTTTGCATCTTCGGTTGAACGACCTATTTGCTCTCCTTCTTTATTGTATTCTATTGTCCCGTGCATTACCAAAACATTCTTTCCGTAAGGTATTACATTTTGAGTTTCTGGAAGTATAATTTCCAAACTCATAAATTTAGAACCATTACCAAACATTTTTTTAACTTGCTCCGGAGATAATTTTTTAACTGCCGCTTGTAAATCTTCCGATGAATTTTTAAATGCTTTTTCAATTCCACCTCTTCCGGCAAATTGTTGTGCAATTCCTTTTACATCCAATGAATTTTCACCTGCATTTTTAACATGTCCTTTGTTTCTACCAAATCTAATTTCATTATTTTTGACAGTAAATGCAATATTTTGTCCATCTAATTTTTCACTAACAGGTGCTTCTTTATCCAATCCACCAATAAGACCTCTTTTAATCATTTCTTTCATATCACCAAAGGTCAAATCTTCATCTTCAAATGGATGTGCTAAGTGTCCTGCTGCTCCACCTTCGGTTAATAATCCTTCTGAAATTGGTTTATTATTAAATCCACACTTGTGACAAATATATTTATCCGTTCCACCATCTTCCATTTTCCATTGCCAACCACATTTATCACAAATTATAGAATCACCATCAATTATTTCATTATAATTTTTTTTTTCTGGAACTCTAAATGTTACGGCTTTCTTACCATTAATTGTTGGCATTCCGTGGTCATCTTTACCAATATCTTTTATTTTGGTTTTTTTGTTTTTGAATTTACCCATCAAAACAGTGTCACCCTTATTAACATCTACATTAATACCTTCTTCAAATATTCTTTTATTTTTTCTACCATATTCTCTCATCAATATTCCTGCAACTGCATGGGCTTGATTTTCAACAGGTGAACCATCTGCACCATCTTTCTCAGGATTACCGATTAAACCCATCTCATCTTGCTTTCTATGGACTAACTCATGTGCAAGGGTTCTACATATATCTGCCGTCATTCTTCCCTCTCCTACCACATAAATTTCTTTTGTGTCTGGTCTATATCCACCCAATGAAGAAGTTGCACCTGAATAATCTTTATTTAGTATTGTTACTTTAGGTTCTTCTTTTAATTTTAATCTACCACATGCCCATTTAACAAATTCTTTAACGGTATTTTGTTTTGATGATGATACTTCTTCATTCAAACCTTTTGTTAAATTTTTTAAATCATCTTTACTACTATTCTTCTTATATCTTTCAATTGATTTTGCCAATTGTTCATC